GTTTTTAAAATTTTTATATTTGCTTTTATAACATATTGATTAAGATACATATTTTGGCGATTTATATCACTTCCCGTTTCCATTGTCCCTTAAAAGGTAAATCAACTTCTTGGGGAAGAGATAAGGTAGATTATCATATTTATAAATCCCTTAACCATGACTTCATTATGCAAAGTCTATAATATACAACAATAACATATATCAAGCATTGAATAATACATAATCATAATAACAGGCTTCCCTGTAGTATGTAGCTGCAATTGGTGGTTTACCAATTTTCTCAAGTGATGTATTTATCAGTTCAACTAATTCTTCATAAGATTTTCTTCCATGAGCGAACATATAGCGTAAAGCTAGCTCAATGTTTATATTAAACTGATTTGGGTCTGATGATCGTCTTTGCCAGTATAACATATCATAAATTACTGATTTCTCAAGTGCTGCAAGATATGTTCCATAACTATACTTCTTAAATCTTCTTTTCAAAAAACTTATACTGTCAATGTCTGTCTCAACTATTTCCTGATCTTTGGCGGCTGCTGATGTCACTGGCCAACCAAAATTTTCATACATCTGTGCTATATTATTTACGGGGAGAACACTTTTCATATCATCTGCTACCACATAGAAAATGTCGTCTCCATAAATTCTTTTGCAAACATGTTTTTGCAAAGCCCTTTTAGTCACTAATGCACCGGTCTTCAACTGAATGAGTTTATATAAAATAAAATCAGACAGCAATTCATGCCCATCAGTGTTTTCTGAAGCAGTTCCTCCCCAACCAGATGACTGTCCTCGATTCTTTTGGAGGACTAAATCCTTAAATTGGGTATGTCCAAAGATGGGGAATTCTGCAAGCGTCAAACGCGCTATATCATCATTCTCATTCCAATCCTTACTCAAACGTTTGTATACTCTATTTCGCACAAGTGTTAGAGCATTTTTCAAATCCATTGGGAAATGTCCATCCCAATTCTTGACGTCTAAGTCAACTCCAGTCTTACTCTTTACCGCCATACATTCATGCATGCTCGTCCACGCACGGCCCTCTGGATTTATCCCTACGCAGAATTCCTGCGTACCATCAGCTCTCATTTGCATCTCCGAATCATAAGAAAGATTATATTTTCTATATAACAAATTTAATACCAATGGACAAACCGATATAGACCGTGTATGTTTCCCAACAGGACGAAGTTCATCCTT